CTTGGCCACCACCCCATACAGAGTACATGACCTGACACCATGGGAGTTGATCAGAAGGAATCACACTCTCTCCCGCATCATGTAAACCCATGATCCTAACTTTATACCGATATCCCCATCCCGGAATATCTTCTGGGTTGTCATATGATGAATCAGTTTGATTTTCACGCCACGTTGTAGAGTCAGCAACTTGGCCTAACCACCAATGAAACTGACTCCCAACAAATCCGGGATTATATAAATTAGTTCGTTCCATTAATCATCGTAAACTAAACACTCTGGTTCATCAGGGTGCATATCACAGAATAATTCTAATGCGTTTGGATCGTGATGATCTCCAGCCTCTATTTCATCATGATGATGATCAACATACTCTTCAAGATCATGTAACTCGTCGAGTGTGTGTCTCCTCATTGGTTCAGAGGTATTTGGGTCGGCAAGGATCTCCTTGTCTTTTTGAATGTGATCTTCGATGGATTTCATTTGCTTTAATTGAACCCTACAATTGTATTTATCTATTATAACTTATTTTAATTAACCATGCTACCACTGTGTGGTTTTCCTTCTCTTCCAACGGAATCTCTTACTAAACCAAGAACTGTTTGTCCTTTACCCATTCGTATATTATGTGTCAGTGATATTATAAGGTATTTACCACCTATTAACTTATCAGTTTCTTGATCACTTCCCGTATCTCCTGATGATGTATCGATGAATATTGTTTGTCCAACTCTCAATGAAAAATCAGGAGCTATCTCTATAATTAAAGTCGAAGTAACAAATTGATTATATCTTCTTATCGCTTGATTTAAAATTACATCAACTTCAAATATTTGTTCACTGTTTTTCTCAACCTGTTGTTTTACATTTCCGGTAGGTAAAGTGCCGGTATCTTTTAAAACATATGTTGTTCGGGTTGTTTCATTTGAGAATTTTTTATTAATAACAGGAAGTTCTCTTCCTGCATGTGTTGTTCCCTCATCAGATTCAAGAGCATCTTGTTCAATTATATCATATTTACAATTGAATGGATCAAATATAATCATCTTTGTTTTATATACACCCATTCTTAATTTTTGATTTGCTACAAATCGATTGTCAGACTCTAAATTTATGATCTCGCCGTCATATGCGACTGGTGAAGTTGGTTGACCGCCATAGATATATGATTTCACATGCTCTTGTGCAAATAAGCTGTCAATTGATTTGAAGTGAAATCCATCCGCATTCTCAAAGAAAAAATATCCTGCAGTATCTCCTCTCTTCCCATTAACACTTGGTATAGATTTTTTTGACAACCAATTTAAAATGTAAATTGATTTTCTTCTATTACCACAAAAATTGAAATTGTTACTTGTCTCTTCTATGAACAATTCTTTTTCAGTTTTTAAATTATCTGTTAATATTTTTCTTATGTGTTCTGATATTTTACCATCGTATCTTTTTATGACTTCTGATGTCTGCTCCTCGTTTCTTATAAACTCCTCTGATGTTAAACTAAGTAGAATGTCTTCTCTCTGAGGTTCCTTTGTAAAGGGTGTGACTTTATTCACATTAAGATTTGCTTCAAGAATATTACCTTTTGGATCCTCTATCTCCAATAAAAAGTCCTCTGTCCCAACCAGTGGTAGTCCCTCAAGTAAATTTTTACCATTTATTGTTTGACCTGAGTTTGTTATTATCAAATCACATTTTACCGTGTCATTTAAAATACCCTCATAGTAACTACAATCGAGAGCCTTTCTCAAATCAACATCACTATCATCAACATTTGATATGATAGTTGCTTTTTTTATTGTACAATTTTCGTATTTTTTTGTATCTGCAGCCATTATGCTCTCCTATAATGATCTGACAAAAATGTAATAAATCCACCACCTGTTCCACCCTCAACTTCAGAGTCTGTTGTTATGACATTTTGAGAAGATGAATCGTTTTGTGGTGTTGGAATTGGAATAGGTATCATTCTTTCTTTGCCCGTTGATGTTTTATCGTATGATGCATAGTCTTCGATAACACCTATTGCCTGTGCACCTCTTGCTTTATTTAATGCCATTAAAAATCCGGGAGATCTTCTCTCAAGAGCAGCTGTCGAGTCAGCATCAAGAACAAACTCTCGACCACCTTCACCCAACATATACGTTCCATAACCTGCAAATCCACCAGTAAATAATCCTGCTTTTATCGATGCCTTAGTTGCGCTTGCTCCAAATCTTTGACCTGCTGATCCTCTTTGACCTCTTCTAAACAAGAGATCATAAAAAGCACCACCTAGTAAATCACCAGCGATACCACCAATAATACCTCCAATCAATACTCCGGGTGGGCCTCCAATTGAACCAGCAAGTCCACCAAGGAATCCACCAAGAGCACTACCACCAGCTAAGAACAATGCTCTTTGAATTGGTTCACCAAAGACAAATACGTCAAGTAATATTCCAATCAAGTCACCAATAAAAGGTATGTTCTTTACACCTTTACCAACAAACTCCTTCACTGGTTTTAAAAATTGTGAACCTCCTATGTTTGCTAAAAATTTACCAATTCCTTTTTTAGGAGCTACTTTTGAAGCCTTTACAGATCTTTTTTTTGCTTTTATTCCACCGGTTATTGGATCAAACTCTCTTCCACCAGTAAGTTTTTGAGTAGTTACTCCAGTCTTTGGATCAAATGAAGTGATTGATGGAAGTCCAAAAGTTCCTTGACCCGTGAATGGATTAGCACCTGTCGGTGTTCCAAAAGTTTGTTTGAATCTTTTTGCTCTTGCTTCTGGTGTCCTTGTTTCTCTTACTTCAAAAGGGCCAAACTGTTCAATATTTGGGCCCATTCTTACGGATTTAAATACATCGGGAGGTTGAGGCCCAATTCGACCACCTTCTACACCAAAATCAATTTTTGTTCTCGGATATTTTTCAGGTCGATCTCTAAATGGTGCTTGAGGTGGGCCAAATCCTTCACTTATGTCAAATCCTGTGTTATCTCTATAAAACCTAATAAATTCAATATCGCTTATTTTTAGAAGATCTTGTTTTACTCTATACGGAATTGACAAACCAAGTGTTCTCTTCAATCCCGCGATCAAGGATAGTCTCTGCGTTTTATCTATACCACGACTAAGGAAAAGAGGATCGGAAGCACCAGAAGTCTTCATAAAATCTGCATCAAACGGAACAGATGCCTCAATACCACCTAATGGAGGCCCAACTTGACCACCTTTTACACCAAAAGGTCTTCTTCTTGCTTTTGCTGCTGCACTATCATCAATAAAATCATCGAAGGGATCGATGTTAGGATCTAAAAAGTCATCCATCGTCATTTTCCTTCGTGTAGATGATCCTCCGAAACTTGGACTAAGAGTTTTTCTAAGTCTGTCTCTTGTTGCTGGATCAGTAAATTGATTTAAAAATTCTTCTTGATTTTCAGCTATGCTACCACCAATAGTCACAGGCACTTTTTGTTTTGCAGGGGTGCTTTTTTTTCGTACGGGATTTTTTACTCCCTGTTTTACAGCAACAGATTGCTTTTTAGCTCTTACTTTGGCAACTTCTTTTACTAATACACGCTCTCTAGCAACAACTTTACTTGTAATTTTTTGTCGCACTTTTGCTGATTGTGCGACTTGTGCTTTGACTTGAGCAGGAGTTCTTAATTTTGATAATGCTCGACCACCAACTTGGCCAGCAATCGCAGAGTTAACAAAAAATGTTAAAGAGTTACCAAACCGTGTAATAGTCTTGCCTATATTTTTGACAGGATCTAGTTTAACTTTTTTTAACGTATCAAACTGTCCTCTTTGACCTTTAATCGTATTCAGTAATCCACCAGTTGCACCAATTGTTCGATTAAAATTAACCCCACCTTTTAATACATTACTTCTTGCGAGTAAAAATGCAGGAGCAGCCTGAAATGCGACACCACCAAGAGAACTTAAGATACCACCAAAAACAGTCCCAAGTAATCCACCTATACCTCTTCTTCTCTTTCTTGGATTGTTTGGAGCATCTCCAACCTCATAATTTTGTTTACTATCTGCCTCTAAATCTGCTTCACGATTTCTTCTTCTCTCTCTTTCTTGTTCTTGTCTTTCAATACCGTATCTAATTTTTGATAAAACTAATCTCTCCTTTAATAAACTATCAACCGCAATACTATCCCGTCTGATTATGTTTAATCCAATCGCTGACCGTGGTGATAAACCCGAAGATCTTGATAGTGATGGTAATAGTGCAGCAGAATTAATCATTATGCAAATAATCCTAGAGTGCTTAATTTATCAACACTTGGTTCTAATAATGAAACTTGATTTAATTCATTATCAAATGTTTCGGGAGATAAATCTGGATTACTAAATTTGCTGATGACATCTTGTATGTCTCCAAATGGTGAATCATCTCCACCAAATGTTTGTGTCATAACTGGTAAGAGGTTTTGTGATACGTCTTTTACCTTATTAAGTAGTTCAGTTGGAACTGTAGGTTTCGGCCCACCACCTAATAAGAAATTAGGAACAGTATTTTTTAAATTTTTTATTTGACCTAAATCTTCTTTTGTAACTTTGTTACCAATATTGACTGCTGCGTCTCTCATTGTTTCCTCAAATCCCATCATCTTTTTACCAAACTCAGTTTCAGGTAATTGATTTGCTTGTTGAATCATAGAATTCATTAATCCAAAAAGATCACCAGCAACCATTCCTTCATTCGCGTATGAAATACCATCTCTTATTTTTGGTTTACCTGATGATCCAGCATCTTTATTCAATCTCAAGAGATTCTGTAAACCAAACATATTGACAGCAGGTTTACTTATAACAACCTCACCGGGAGTAAGCATAGCTGGGACTGTATCAGTATTACCTCTTCCCGGAACCACACCACCTCTATTGAAATTAAAAAATCCCCTCCCTGCTTTACCCATTGGAGGTAGCAATAATTTCATTTCATCAAACCGAGGTATTCGTTTCATCAATACATCACCACTAATTTTCGGCATTGCTGGCATTTTTGGCATTTTTATACCTTTGCCAACACCACCAGCAGCACCAACACCACGACCACCTAAACCCAAACCAATTAAATTTGCTACTGGGCTTGTCAAACCTAAACCAATTGCTGCAGCCCTTAAAACATTTGCCAGTCCAAGCATCTTAACACCGAGGGCAGCAATACCAACTGTTGCTGCTACGATACCACCAACTATGACTGGAAAAAATGTTCCAATAAAGTTTGCTATACCATCTACTATCGCTACGTTTGCTGGATTAGAGAAAAAACTAAGGAAACTTACCATAATTTTTCCAAGAAAAAGTTTTGCAAAGAATCCAATGATGTTACTAAACATATTACGAATAGGAGTTATGACCTTATTAACCCCTCTCTTTATCACATTCATACCAGCTTTATTAATTCTTTCTAAAAATCCCTCTCTGTTTCTTCTTTTTTCATTCTCCAATCTTCTTTGCATATCACGAAACTTTTCAATTTCAAATTTCTCCTGCGCTTTCAAAGTTTCAAGTATCGATGTCATAGTCTCTCTTATATCCATAATATTTTCCTCAACACCCTTCACTGATCCCATCGATAACGAACTGAGCATCGCACCAGTTTGAATCTGTTGTGCTTGAATCACATTTTTTAATATTGTTATCTTCCTTGCATTAATTGCTACCTGTGTTCCTATATCATCTCTTCCTAAAAATTTTGACGCGGAAACTCTCCTTGTGGTTGCACGAATAGGCTCACCAAAAGCTCGCATCTTATTGCGAAAATTTTCAAATACTGGAGATGTCTCATCCATTTGCGTTTCTTTGATTCTCCTTTAGTCTTTCTTCCTCAAGGTGTGCTTGTAATAATCCAACATAGATATCTCGTTCCCAAGGTATCATGTTTTCTATTTCAGTCAAAGAATATTTATGATACTGCATCATGGCAAAATTTAATCTGAAATAGTTTTCCAGATTGTTATGAGCCATGGCTAACCGAAAAAAGATGCCAATCCCTCAAGCACCACATCACTTTCCACCTTTGTCTTAGGATTTAAAACTTTCAAGGTGTGAGTTAACTTTGGCATTGTTTCAAAAAACTTTTCAACTTCTTTAAATTGACTTGAGTTCATTGAATCTAAAAAGTCAGTTATCTCTTTTTTAGAACAGTCAGCTGCTGCCCATACCTCTTCTTGATTATAAATTTTGCTGATACATGAACCAATTAAATCAAATGATTGATCCATAGGGTTCTTTGTAGTATCATTTGGATCAAAATTATTTTTAATAAATTCATTCAGTGAAGGATATTTCAACTCCATCATTAAATTATTGTCAAGTTTTATTTTATTTGAATGACCTTCAGGTTTTTGAACCTTAATATCATCAAGATTAACAGATACACTTACTTCAGTTTCATTGTCATCGGGACAGATTAGATTAACATCGATGTCCTCACCGACTGATTTACCACGGATATTTAAAAACAAATATTCAATATCGAATGTTGGAAGTGACTCAACTTTAACACCTTTGGTTAATATACAAGCACGAATTACAGCTTTGATCGCATTTGTAATTTGTTTTGTATCTTCACTCTCAAGTGCAATAACGAGAAGTTTCTCCTCTTTAACTAAGAATGGTCTATATTGTATTGTCTTTCCTGTCGATGGTAATTCAAGTTCATAACTTGGTGTTGCAATTTTTGGTAATGGCATAATATTCTATTCAGTAAGTTTATTTAGTATGGTATTCTAACCTCCTATGACTACTTCAGGTAAGAAACCTCCTGATTCAATGGTAGCAGCCTCACGACGACTTAAATCAGTATCATCCACCAAAGCATTCACATTTCTTCTTCTCTTCAGTCTGCTATCAAGTTGATTTAAAAATCTTGGAACTACACCAGCTGGTCTATCTTCGATAAAGTATCTTGTATAAGCCATACCCACAGTGCATTTAAGAAGGTTTGATGCATCATACGAAACAGGCATCGTGTTGATGGCAAGTGGAAAACAATTAACAAACTTATAAGTAAGTAGTTTTGTTTTCCTCCTTGAATCTAAATTTTTCTCAAATTTAGTTATCTCAAGTGACGAACCCCTTTGATAATCTGATGGAAACTTAACTCTATAAGAGTAAGTAGGATTTTGAACATTCTCACTTGTGCTTGTGCCCGCGATATAGTTCATCCATGCTTCAAAAAATCGGATTGGTAAATATTGATCAGCATCACAATAAAATGAAAGATTAATTTGATCATCATAACTTCTACGATATACATGCCTCTCTCGTACACCCGGAAGATTATTATTAATTTCAGATGTCAAAAATCTTGATCCCGGTAACGCTGCATCAGAACATAATATATTAAGTCTTCCTTGATCTAAGTTTAATCCTAACTCCGATTTAAATCTATTGAATCTACTATTTTGAAAAGAAACGCTCACCTGAAAATGAGAGGTTGTTGCAGGGTTCAACAACTGCGCTTTCACTTGAGATATCGATTTTCGTTGTGGTTGGATGATAGCCATTTATAAATATAGATTGACCTTGTATATTATGTAGGCAAGTTATGGGCGAGAGTATCAAAAGTAAATATACTCCAGTGTACCCGCACAAGTATAAGGGTAACTCAAAGATGATTATATGTCGTAGTAGTTGGGAAAGAAAGTTTTGTCAATGGTGTGATATGAATAATAGTATCATATCATGGGCTTCTGAAGAGTTTAGCATACCTTATGTTTCACCAAAGGATAATCGAGTTCACAAATATTATCCAGACTATTTAATTAAAGTAAAAGAAAAAAATAATATGGTAAAAACTTATGTAGTAGAGGTCAAACCACATAAACAAACTATGCCACCTAAACCAAGAAGTCGAAAAACAAAATCTTACCTGACAGAATGTGTAACTTACGCAGTCAATCAAGCAAAATGGAAAGCTGCAAAAGAATTTTGTGAAGATCACCGTATCGAATTTAAAGTTGTCACAGAGAAAGAACTTGGAATCAGATGAGTAGACTTGAAGGAAATGACATAAACAATCGAACAAATGATCAAGAAGACATGATGTTAGAAATCATGTCACTCTTAAACGATACTGTCACACCAGTTCCTGATGTTGGAAACTTTTATACCTTTGTATATAATCCAAAGACTCCAAATATTACATACGATCAACATCCGCTTATAGCCTGTACTGACTTATTTGCATGGGGTTTTCGTGGATTAAATTTTCACTGGCAAAAATATCGTAACTATACATGGGCAGAACTTGCAGGACAATTGTATATCGTTCAACCAGATGAACTTGATGATCTTCTTGCGATTCCTTATGCAAAATTTCGTCTAAATAACTAGAAAGGTCGATAAAATGTCAGGAATTAATTCAAATGAAGTTTTTAATGATGGAAATAAGTATCAAGTAAGTAAGGTTAATACTTTTAGAAAAAGAGATTTAGGATCTAGACAAAGATTTGACAAGGGAGAAAATAATTTTTACACCACAACAAGAGTTGTTCAAGATGGTGTTCTTCCAACTGGAGAGATACATTATAAAAGGGAAGTTATAATGTTTGATAGTAAATCTAAATTGAATGATTATAATAACTTAAGTGACGAAGAAAGACTAACAAATGGAAACATAGGAAATGGAATAATAATTGCAGAGGGATCAACTCTTGCAGGAGAAAAATCATTTAAACTAACCGAAGCAGGTGCAAATAGTGATTTTTTAAAAGATGGTAATGGTAAACTTGATCAGAAAAAAATTGATTCAATACAAAAAGCGTCTGCCGGTCAAGTAAAAGATATTGTTAAAGACGAAAAAAATTCTAAAGTAAAACAAAGTCTTGAGGGTTTTAGTAATAATAGAAAAGCTAACAATAAAGATGATGCGATTGATTCAAAAGCTGCAGAAATCGCAGCAGAAAAAAAACAAAAAGCACTGGATAAAAGACTGGCAAGGGGTAAGTATCCAGACATGTTCTATCCAATTCATATAAGAGATAGTCTTCAAGATAAGTTAAAAATTACAATACTCAAACCTAAAGATGAGAATTCATCTCCCTCAAAGCGAAAAAGGTTTGCGTCCAAAAAAACGGGTAGTCAACTTTTACCAAATGATTATAAAAACTTAGACCCAAGTAAATATCCAAAATTAGCTGCTGTCTTTAATAATAAACAAGGTAAGTACGTTGGATATGGGTTAAGAAATAGTTTTGCAAGAAATCAAGATAAAATATATGCAGCTGGTGAGAATATTGACCAACCAGAATTTGATAAAACTCCTATAGGGCATATCTTTTTACCAATACCAGATGGTGTTACAGATCAAAATAAAGTTAATTTTGGAGCAGGAACGTTAAATCCTCTTCAAAAAATAGCATCAGGAGCAGCGTTACAATTTTTAACAGGTAAGACAAAAACTGAGGAGGAAACAGGCAAAGTCTTAAAAAGGGCAGTGAAAGATAAAAATACAAGAAGAGCTATCACAAATCTTATCGCTGGTAGTGCTACTGGAGTAAACACCGATGAATTGCTTGCAAGAACAGAGGGATCAATATTAAATAATAATTTAGCGTTACTATTCAAAGGGCCTGCTTTGAGAACATTTACTTTTCAATTTTTATTAAGTCCAAGAGATCGCCCTGAAGCGTTACAGGTAAGACAAATTATCAGAGCATTAAAACAATCAAGTGCTGCACAGAGAACTCGTGGTGGTATCTTCTTAGGAGCACCTAATACATATGAATTAAAATTTATGAGTGGTTTACAACCTCACGGTTTTTTACCTCGAATAAAACATTGTGCTCTTTTATCAGTCGGTGTAAATTATATGCCTGAAAATACATACATGACTTATGAAGACACATCAATGGTTTCATATTCGTTATCATTATCATTCCAAGAATTAGAATCTATATATAACGATGATTATGATAGTGATAATGAAACTCCTGTCGATAAATTAGAGGATGGAATTTTTGAAACAGATTTCGCAGGTCAAGCAAAGTCAAGAGGTATAGGATTCTAAAATGCCAAATCCTTATTTTTCAAATCTAGGAGATTTTCTCTACGTAAACCGCACAGAGGATGGTCGAAAAGAAAATGATTTTTCGCTTGTTAAAAACCTTTTCAAGAGAGCAAAGTTAAGAGAAGATATCTTTCAAGATCTTACTTTCTTCACAAAATATTCTGTCATCGGAGATGATAGACCTGATAACGTTGCACATGAAATCTATAATGATGCAAGTCTTGATTGGATAGTTTTAATTTCAAATAATATTATAAATGTTCAAAGTGAGTGGCCTTTATCACAAGCAGACTTTAATACATATGTAACTGAAAAATATAATGATGAAACAAATTTATACTCAGGGATTCATCACTATGAATCAAGAGAGATAAAAGCAAGTGATGGAACAATAATAATACCATCTGGTGTTAGAGTTGGTGTTGGGCAAAGTGTTTCGTTTTTTGATGATTTATCTGAACAGCAAGTGATAAGGACTGATGTGGCTTCACCAGTAACAAATTACATGCATGAAGAAATTATTAATGATAAAAAAAGAGAAATATTTTTACTTAAACCAATATACGTAAATATTCTTTTTGATGATCTTGAAGAAATTATGAGTAATAAAAAAGGTTCCACTCAATTTTTGAGCAGAACCTTAGTGCAAGGAGACAATATACGTTTATATCAATAGTTAACTATCTGCTAACTTTTGAAAGTATGATAATGCATCATCCTCATCAGAGTCAACAGTTGTAGTTGCTGCAGGAGTTGATACTGCTTGAGTAACTACTTTCTCTGCAACATTTAGACCCTCACTTTCGTTCTCTAATTCTTCATCAGGAACGTAACGATTGACTGGCTTTTTGCCAAGAACATACTTCAAACGTTTTTCAAGATCATCGTATGATTTGAACTGGTCTGGAGCAGTAATCGCAGTAAGTGAATACTGTCTCTTCCATAATGCTTCAAGAGCATCATCATCTTCTAGGACTGGCCCTACTTTGTCAAATTCAGACTTATCATAGTTCCAATACCCATCTTTCTTCACAATCTTCAACTTGAAGTTAGCACCTTGCCAAAAGTCAAAAGGATTGATTGGAGTCTCATCTTCAAACTCTGGTTGCATTGCTTCCATAATCTTATCAAATATTTTTTT